ACTCGACCAAAATCAGCTGCAGTAGTCAGATAATTGCCTGTGTCGCCTGCAGTGTAATGATCGTAACTTGCAGCAGTTATGTAGTCTGCAGTGGAAGCACCTTCAGTGTTGCCGTTGGTGGCGTGCCATTTACCAATAAATTTAACATTAACTATGTCAGCGCCTCCTCCCCCTCCTGCACCATAACCAAGGCTAGATGCAGCACCAAATGTTGAAATAAGTGGACTCATGATACATATTCAGCTTTATTAGCAAGGACAGTAAATTGTTGACTGGCAGTTTTAATAACTGTCAATGTATAAGCAGTAATTGAATTAGCTGTACCAGCAGTAGGCGCACCACCAATCCACTTGATGCTTGCTGGACTTGCACTATCAACAGTTACTGAAGTGGGATAATACGCAGTACTTCCATTATTAGTAACAAATACATTGGTTAGGGCTTCACCTACACCAAGCATGCTGTCTAATGTCGTAGGTGTGCTTGTTTCACCAGTAATATTAAGTACGTAATTACCAGTAGCATCAGCATTTGCATAATGCACTACTTCATTCTTGACTTGAAGATTGATTGTGCCGGTTGCAGCAGTACCAGTAAGGTTTGCTTTTTCAATAACTCTTTCAATCTTCAGTGCTTCAGTACAACTAACAGTATCGTTAACTGTCAAAGCACCAGTAAGCGTACCACCAGCAAGTGGCAATTTAGTTGCAATGGCATCAGCTAGACCGTTAGCGTCAACTGAATCGCCAATTGCAGCAGCAAGTTCATTTAGTGTATTAAGAGCAGCAGGTGCATTGTCAACAAGAGCACCAACAGCATCCTTCACATATTGGGTAGTTGCAATTGCTGTAGATCCAGCATCAACCTGTGCGACTGTTGGAGCAGTAGGTGGTGTAACTACAGGGTTACCATTCGCATCAGTAGTATTTAGGTTGGTTAGTGCTGCACCAGCCAGGTTGGTTGACAGCTCTGTTGTAACCCAAGCAGTGCTAGCAATTCTATTTGAATTATCACCAGCATTCGGTGTTGGAGTTTCAGGAGTACCTGTGAAGTGTGGGTCAGCAAGTGGTGCTGCACTACCAGCGCCAGCTAAGTCTGAAACTGATACGTCTTGATCAACACCAGAATTGTCATATGTAATTGTATCGACTTTGATTTTTCCGTAGGCCATGATTAGCTAATAATAGTGAGTTGTGAATTGAGACCGACTGTCATTGTGTTACCGTTAACTAGGGTCACGGTTGGACCCATCATCCCAGCATTGATATGATCACCAATTGATTTGCTTGAATTAAATGATTGTGGTGTTTCAATAAATGCCGAGTCAATAGTACTAAAACTAAGGTTTCCAGAACCATTAGTTACTAGTGCTTGTCCTGAGGTTCCCGTGTCATCAGGCAACGTAAGAGTATAAGTTGCAGCTGCAGAATGTGGTGGTCCTTTAATGGTAACCCCATGAGTATTAACTTCGCAGTTAAGGGTGATTTGACCTGAACCGGCGGTTGCATCACCTGTAACTACTGGGAGATTTTTTGTTAGATAACGAGTTTCTGAATCATTTGCAAAATAACTAATGAAAACCCAGCTTGTTGAAGCTGTCTCGTATCTAATACGTACAGTCAGTCCACTAGAGCCAATAAAGCCACTAGGAAGACCAGAAAGCGGTGTGAATGATTGAATCCCAGTACTGTCGCCAATTTCGACAGAGTCGTTATTAGAAGGACTACCGGGAATTGCGGCTACGTTTGCAACCAGCGTAAACAACACTGCCTGGGAAACAGCAGCACTAGCTGCATTAGCCGTGTTAACTGCAGCAGTAGCAGCAGTGCTGGCTGTATTCGCTGTACTGACAGCTGCAGTAGCGTTGGTGTCGGCTGTATTAGCCGTAGTAATAGCTGTCCCAGCATTAGTAAGTGCCGTGTTGGCAGTACTGGTTGCTGTGTTAGCAGCAGTAGTTGCAGCATTAGCCGTCGTAATTGCAGTAGCAGCATCTGTAGCTGCACTGTTAGCGGTAGTGACTGCAGCTGAAGCGTTTGTATCTGCTGTAGTTGCCAATGCAGAAGCAGCGTTGGCTGTTGTTACTGCGGTACTTGCATCAGTAGCAGCTGTACCAGCCGTAGCGTTAGCTGCATTAGCAGTTGTAACTGCTGCACTAGCATTAGCATCAGCAGTGTTAGCTGTAGCCACTGTTGAATTAGCAGTAGTCACAGCATTGTTTGCCGCTGTTAATGCAGTGTTTGCAGTGGTGGTAGCTGCATCAGCAGTTGTATTAGCCGTGGTTACATTGAAATCAGCTTCTTGTGTGACATATAGATTCTGAGTAAAATTATTATTCAGATCCGACGCACGAATTGCAGAGCCAGGGTAGAAGGTAGCTTGAAGACCATCAGCAGCAGTATTCCTATAAATGCGAATATTTACCCCTGATGCTGGAGCTGTTGTGAAATTAACAGTTGTGGCGTTTAAAAGAGTAAATGCAGTTGTATCTACAGTGTCAAGACTTACCTTGACATCTGCAGCTTTTAAATATTCAAATGTAAAGGAGTAGGCAGTTGTACTGCCATCCCCTGTAAAAGTATTCTGTGTAATTGCCATCTTGTGTTAGTAACCAAAGTCTCTTTGTACAGAATCTAGATATTCTTTCGCACCTTCTGTATCGCCATATCGACCATATTCAGATGTACGCAGACGCATTTCCCTACGTCTCATTAGATCCGTATAAGAAGGTATTCTAATTGTTGCGTCAAGCATTGCCCTGTTTAGTTCAAAATCAAGAGAACGATGAATTTGTTTGAATTCTTTCCTATCAACAGGTTCATTTTTAGCACGAGCTTCTTTGATAAGTCTTCTGAATTCTTTTCCAGAAGTGCCTTCCATTACTCTTCTGATTCCACGTCGCCAATTACCGTCTTTACCAATAATGTCCAGAATTTCAGACTGTTCTTGATTAGTCAGAACATCACCACGGTGTGTGCGTAGAGTCGCAGTGGCGTCGTATTCAATGTCAATAAGGAATTGTTTTTCATCTGAAATTTCTCCACTTTCTTTCCAAGGAGTATATGTATTCCTGATTCTTGCCATCCAATTATCAGGTACATTAACCTCTTTACCATCAATCCAATCGTATTTAGTTGGCAAAGTAGTCTTAAGTCCTGGAACCCTATTAAAGATCATTCCACGTAAATCGTTATTGATAACCTTCATACCTGGATCCATTATCCTAGCAATCTCTGCCATCTGACTAGAACCACGTATTCCAGCTGCAGTTAGGAAACTACTACTCCAACGATTAATAGCGCCTACATCTCCTCTAAAAATATCAAGGAATGGCTCAATGCCAGCCATATATGTCTTATCAGTGATTGAGGCAGCCGCTGTAAATGCTGCTTTTTTCAGTAGTTCTCCAGGAGCATTACCATCTAACGCATCAAAATTATCCATAATATCTGCCACTACTGCAAGATAATTTGTGATTGGACCCAAACCATCGTAGCTATACCATTTACCATCTAGTCCTTTAATTGATCGTGGTTTCCAATCAGCCTCTCTCCTTGTTTTTTGGACTTGTCTGTTGTAATGACCATTGCCATGCAGACGATCATCCATAAACAATGCAACTGCACTGCCTGTTAAAATTGTTCCAACAGCCTTACGTCCCATAAGGTCAGCCCTGATCTCGTTGTATTTCGCCCTTGCATTTAGTGGTGTAGCTTCAACACCTCTCTGCTTCAGCAAATCAACAACCTTTTCAGTAGGCATATCATCATAGCTATACTTAAACTGATTCAGATCTTTAAATAACAATCCAAGCGGATTATATGATGCGGTAAGAGCTAATTCATTTAGTGGAGTTTTTGTAAAAAGGAAAAATGGTTTTAGGACAGGCATCCTAGTGATTAGATTGGAAAATGCATCGTTATATCCACTGTCTAAATTCAGTGAGATTTCGCCGGATGCATGTCTTACTGCCTTATCAGTGATGATGCCCCTTTCATCAAACATTGCAGCATGAGCTTCCTTATAATACTCATCTGCTTTTTCAGGTGTAAAGGGAAGTTCTCCACCCCTTGTAATCCTATCGAAAGCTCTACCTTTCGCCTCAAAATCAGCAACCATTGATTGAACCCATCCATCCATAGCTTGCATTGACCTTGTGCCAAAACGCAATGCAGGATGATTTGCTAAATCATTCATAGCGTCAATCTGCTCCATCAATACTTGAGGACCATAATTGCCTGTCATCGCAGCAGCGTCAGAATATGCACGTAGTACATCTAACTGACCTTGGTTTTTGAGAGTAACATCATCACGTACAGCAATGACATTTGGATCAACTGATGACTTCCTGAATACATCACTTGCGTATTTAGTAGCTCTTCTCATCGAATCAACCATAGAGCTATATTGATACATTGCTCTACGTGCTGTTTTTATGTCACCTGTAATTACAGAACCAGCAAAAGTCCGAAGTGGTTTTTCAATCAATAAATGACTACCTGAAATACCAGCTTTGATTGGTGTAGCAATAGCACTCAGTGCACTGTTATAGACGTTTGCATAGAATGCTGTATTGATTACAGAAGGTATTTCTGCTTGACCATCAAAAAATGCCTTACTAAAAACTGAAGTAGATTGTTTAACGTAATTATTTAGACTGGTAATAGTTTTGACATTACCATTGGTCAGCTCATACGCCATCATCAATGGTGTCAACATTTCAGGATCGTTTTTGCTGATCTGTCTAAGACCTTCTATGGTTTCAGCAGTCTCATTCTTAATTCGTTCTAGTGTCTGAAGGGTTGAATTCTTTTCAGATTTAATTGCATTATCAATACGTTTCGTATAAGCAGCATCAAATGCTTGATCTCCCTTTCGAGTCATCCTATTCCATAGGTTCGTCAAATTCAGCGCCCTACCTCTCACATAAGAAGTCTGAGCCTTTTGGTTCATCAGGAATTCAACTCGATCAAGAATCTGTTCTTGTGCACGAACGATTGACCCTGAACCCTCCATCAATCGCATACCTTCTGCTGTATCACTGATTTGACCAGCAAATGATGTACTGACATAAGCCCGAGCCCTAGCATCATCCATATTGATGAAGTCATCCATATACTTTTTAATGGACTTAACTACACCTGAATATGCTTCGCTTGTGAGAGTACCTACTTGTGAATCAGCATCAACACCTTTCTTGTAGGCACCTCCAGGTTCAAACATTCTATGCATTGTTTGCAGATCCATTTCATATAGATCATTAGCAATAGCATCACCATCTGCTTGGATCTCTTTGAAGGATGCATAACGTCCATCACTAGCTTTATATCCGTATTCACCTGCATCCTGCAGTATCGAGGATAGACCTCGGATAACTGACTCAGATTCTTCTACGCCTTCAAGAGCAAACTTTAGTGCTCCTTCACTCATAACACTGCCAACACGACCATTAACAGTGTCCATATTTCTATTGATTCGTGCAAGGTCAACTGATGCACCAACGATGCCTAAGTCGTCAACTGAACGGATTCCGCTTTCTGCATAACCGTAGTTATCTGTGTAACCAAATACTCGTTCATTTAAGTCAACTGACTTTTCAAAGTTGTATCCACCAACTTCATCAAGACTATCGAATCTTTTTGCAGCACTACGTTCAACAGCTTCTTCAGGTGTCGCATCAATCTCTACGTTTTTTGCAAACCATGCTTTTGCCTTTTCGTTTTCTGGAACGTGCTTAAGCAGTTTGTGCGTAGAACCTACAGACGACATTAGTTTTGCCAATCCAGTAGCTAAATCCAAAGTCACACCTAGCCCTGCACCCTCTGTTACATTCTTCATGCGTTTAGTGTCAGGACTATCTCCATCTAAAGTCGCAATATCGTCAGGAATCCAGCTAAGTGTTCTTGGCCATGACTTTTTCAATACACCACTGAGATTGTCATCTTCTTGATTACTTTCAGCAACATAGTCAACAGCCGCTCCTGTACCAGCTTGGAAAAGTAAATTACCTGCCCATTTAATAAATGGATCAGCTAGTAGCTTGATGTGTCCAGTTCTACTTGCAATAGCAGCAGTACCACCTCCGCCTAATGCCAGTGCAGGGACAATAACGGCTGAAAGCGTCCGTATCGTCTGCGTAGTTTCATCTTCAAACTTAGGTACATTCTTATGTGATACACCTGGAATTAAAGATAAGCCATCTAAGATAGTGTCATAGACACCAGTAGCCATTGCAAGAGTAGCCTTTGTGTTCTCTGGCAAGTTTTCATCCATGAAGTCAGGGCCCCACCCCAACTGCAAACCCTTAGGTTTATCTTGCTCTTCCGCAGGTTCTGGCTCTACGACTGGTTCCTGTTGTACTTGAGGTTGTGGGGCTGGTTCTTCTTGAGGTGGTGGTGCTTGTACTTCTTGAGGATCATCCTGCAGAGCATTGGTATCACTTTCAGACTCCATAGCAGCAATTCGTTGTCGAATCTGTGCCAGGTCTTCCTCTCCAGCTTTTAGCTCTTCTTGCCACTGTATGTATTCGTCTTCGCTATTAAACCCCCGTTCAATGTACTCTTCTTCGTTCATAATTTACTTTAGTGATTGTAGGGATTTCATTGAATTCCAAAGCGTTTCATTGCTTGTTTTCTATGTCCACCCATATTTGCTACACCACTTCTGGCTGATGTTCCAAATGCATCTTTAGCATCTCTATTAGCTCCTGGATTACCAGCAATCACAGTTGTATAAAGGTCTTCGAGAGTTGCACCTTGTGTATCCCAACCGGCTGCTGCAAACCTGTCAACAAAATATCGATATACAGGACCGCGTAGTTGTTCTTCAAATGTCATCCCAGGTACAACTCCATAAGCTTTTCTTTCAGGAATACCAAATTGGATTAGTCCCTGATAGTTACCACCTTCGCCTCCAACAATGTTTGGATCAAATGTACCAGCCGATTCAAATGAAATAATAGTCGCTAGATCAATTGGACTAACTCCTAATTTACCAGCCACATCTATCAAAGCATCTGTATGAGATTTAGGAGCAGTTCCTTTACCAGTAACTTCAACGGTATCGGCACCAACCCAATCTCCTTCTTGATATCTAGTTGCTTGTTGTTGTTGTACTTGGAATGAAGATCTAATTGCAGGTGGTTCGTCAGTCAATGTGCCCCTCAATAGATCAAGCTTCTTTTCACGGCTAAAAATTCCACGTTGCAGGATGTTTGCTTCATCAGGTGTGAAGTTATTCATGAACTCTTGAAATGTCTCTGGCATTTCTACAGGTTCAATATTTTCACTTACTTCAGCTACCTTCTCTTGCACTTCATACTGACTCAAGCCTAAAGCGCGTCCTATTTGTTTAAATGTTTCGCTATCTCCTTTCTGCTGTAATTCTTGAGTTGCTACTTGCAAATTTTTTTCTCCGATTATTGTTATCCAATTATTTGGATCTCTTCTTGCATTACCATCCAATTTATTCCACGTGTCGATTTTTGCTGCTACTGCCTCCGCATCCTTGTAGGACTCTTTCATCTCCTTGTCGTAAGCAAGGATCTTATATCCAAACACATTTGCTTTATTATTTAGGTACTGATCTGTTTCCAGCGCAGCCTTATTTCCAATTACTTCCAATGCATTAGGAGTACCAACAAGCGCAGCATCCGTGTATTGCTTATGATATTTTTTAAGTTGTTCAGCAATAAACCAATTAATTTGATCTGATTGTTCACCACCTTCAATAGAAAATTTAATTATTCCGGGATTCTGAGCAATTGCTCCTTCAATACGATTTCTAAGTTCCTTTCTGGATATTTTGTACTCAGGTGAATTTCGCATTTTGTCAAGCTTAATAGCCATATCAATATACTTAGCCCTTAATTCTCCTGGAATTTTCATTTCCACCAATGAACTTAGACTGAGCGTTTTGTTGTCAACCCTCTCTTGAATTTGCGCTTCAAGTAATGGTTTGTACAGTTCTTCGACGGTTTCTTTTTGCAGCTCAGCATCAAGATCCTTATTTCTTCCAAGGCCATAGATATCATCAGCAAGTTCAATCGACTTTCTTACATCTTCATTGTTAATGAATCCTTTTTCCTGCCTCTTCTTTTCAAGATATTTAAGCTGTTCATTAGTTGCTTCCAGCTGTTTAATTTCGGCAAACCTTCGATCATTCTCTACTTCTTTTTTGTATAGTCTGTCTGATGCTGCATCTAATAGTCCTTCAATATCAGAATCTAGATATTGTAAAGGAATTCGTTTGCCATCCTTTTCAACTTGATATCTCCTCAGTTCTTCTATTTGTTTCGATGTTGTAGCTTGTCCAATAATTAACTCAGTAACTTTCCGTGCATGACCTGGAGCTGTAGAAGTATTAGCCATACTGAAGGCTGCTTCAATATTCCAACCATTAGCCTCACCACCTTTTAAGGCATTTTCAACAACAAGCATTTGCTGAACATTATTATCTTCATCTGTTGCTGCTTTAACTTGTTTATTGTATTGAAGTTCAAATTTCCTTTGTTGTGCACGGATGGTGGGGTTGTAAAACTGTTCTAGAAACTTTGGTCCTGCTACTTTGCCGTCAACGTACAGTGAAGCTCTTTGCCTTGTGAGCAGAGCATCGTACTGTTGTTTCAACGCTTCGGGAGCTAAATCAGAATTCATTAGCTCTTGTTGTTCCCGAGCATGTTCTGTAGCCGTAGCTGTCAATACATTTCCATTTATGACGTAATTTCTGTAGCCACCACCTTTAATGAGGTGCTCATACATTGCATTGATAAATTCTGTAGATTTACCTTCTTTAATGTATGCTTGAACAATTTGTGTTCTTTGCCATTCAGAGCGTGAAATATTGCTATCTACGCTTTTAGCGGCTCTGATATCATCAATATCAAACCCTTGTTTAAAGGAAACCTCATTAATAGCCTTTTGTTGAATCTCTTTGTTTTTTTCAACAATGCCAGCATATAAGCCAACACCTGCTTGTGCTATTCCTAGAAATTGCTCTACCTTTGAAATGTTATTTTTGCTTCTTTGCTCATCGGCCTGAAGTTTACCTATTTCAAGAGCATATCGATTTTTAGCAGCTTCAATTTGAGTTCTTGAATTTAGTTCATCTACTTCATGTTTTAACTTAAGACTCTTTATTTCTGAGTCATACGCTGCTTGTTCAGCTCGATTGTAGATCTCATACTGTTCATTTTCGTATTCCTTAGCAGTTTTGAGTCCTCTAAGTTGTCTTTCGCCTTCTATCCGAAGTGCGTTTGATTGATCTGGAACTTTTATGTGATTAGATTCAAATGAACCTTCCTTTGCTCTACCTCTGTACTGTGCCATTATTCAAAGTACCTCCCCGCTGTTGCCAGTGCGCCACCAGCCAAATTGAACCAGCCAGCTTGAGATGCTGTCATACCGAAGAGTGCTGAGGCGCCACCAGCAGCTGGTATTAATGCAGCACCTGCTGTACCGACGATTCCTGCTACGGTTCCGACTGCTCCCAATACATCTCCAAATCCAAAACCAGACGATTTTTTCTGGTCGTATGGAAATATTCCATCAGGAACTTTTGGCGGTACGATAAAGTCAGGGATGTCTACGTATGTAGCTCTCGGCAATAATTCAATGTAATCAGTAGTTTCTGGATTATCATTTCCAGCATATAATGCGTCCAGATATGGATTCCATGGTTCTGGTGTACGCATTGGCTCCAAAAGAACCTGAGAATCAGCTATAAGATCAGCCTGCCTTCTTGAATTTGTAATTTGTTTCTGTACTAACTTATTCCTACGTTTAATGCTTTTTTCTGTAGCATCAAACATCAGATTATCTAGAGCTTTTGCACTATCTAGCACTTCCATACCGACATCATGCGTCATATGTGCTGAGTCTCTAGCTGCAGTAACCATTGTTTGATCAAGGATTTGCAAGTCCTTCAATTGTGCAATGTTGAGATCAATTGAATTTTCCGCATACATAAGTGCGTTTGCAATTCCGGCTCTCATTGCACCCGACTCAGCCATCACTCCAAGAACAGTTTTGACAGCTGATCTACCTGCCCCACCCTTGGCTTTCATGGCACCTGCTGCTTTCATCCCCTCTAGGATTACTTGTTGGGTATTAATTTGGCTTTGGGAACGTGCCTTCCTTCTGTCATTAGAGGCTCTACCCATCCCGAACTCAAATCTATTCTTAGCCTCTGCTTCTTTGAGATCAGCTTGTACCAAAGCATTATGTCTATCTACTTTCAGACCTGTACTATTGCCAATATAATCAATTACTGACTTACCTTTATCAAAGGCTAGTCCAAGCATGTCCTCATGGAATTTTACTGCTTGTTGTTCTCTCGCAGCAGCTTCAGCAATTGCATTGAACTCTTTTTGAGCATCACTTCTTAAAACACTTTGATTATACGCAGCATAAGCTAGATTAGTTTCATAATCCCTAACTTCCATTGCTTGTTGGAAATTACGAATTAACTGTCCTTCTTGAAACCTTAGACTTCTCTCATCATTTGCTTTTTGATTTGCTAATAGTTTTCGATTATATTCTACTTGTTTTCTGCCTACTAAGACTTGATGTTCAAAAGTTTCGTGAATGTGATCTTTAGTAGCCTCTTTTTGCGACGCCATTATTATTTCCTCCCGTAAAATCTAGGTGTATAGTTTCCTTCCCACATCATTCCGTTCAGTGCAACAGGAAATGGTGAATTGTTAAACACACGGACTTCTACATTCTCTGTCTTTTGATGCAGAGGTAATGTGTAGACACTTTGGTTATTCATTGGTATGTCGTTGGCTAAGTAATCATTTGCTTCGTTACTTGGGTACACTGCAAACCATTCATCAATGTAAAACTTGATTTTGGCATTTACTGCTGGTGCTCCTGTATTTATTCTGATTGTTGTGTCGTTCTGAAATTGGAAATCAACTGTTCTAACACCATCAATCGATACCTTCACATCTGACTGTTCTACATAATCCAATTCATTTCTGTTGAATTGAAAGTCCTGTGTTGTGCCGTCACCAATAAAGTCCAATTCATAAGGAATCTTTCCCCTTTGCTTGACTTTAAAGCTCATAATACCTGACAATCCTACAGAGAATTTCATTCTATGAAGTGTCAGATTGGCTGTGTAATCAGTACTGCTGTCATCCTTGCTAGGTCGGTAATAGGTTTTTGGCAGTTGCATGTCAAAGTTGTATTTGTATCCAACAACTACATCAGATGCGATACTTGTTAAATCTCTATTAGGAACGATTACATAATCACCTGTTGCATCCTTACCTCTTTCAGGTGTAATGGTGAAGCCAGACTCAACTAAGTCGTTTAGTGGTAGTGGTGTTGGGTCACTTGCTGTGTAGAATCTAGTGCCAGTACCACCCTTAATAACCAATACAGGTGTTAAATAATCAATATCATTATATGGGAGATAGCATTTGCTTAGATCATTGACGGCGTCATAACTGACACTAGAAGCGACAGCATAGTAATCCATACATGGATTGACTTTTTCCCTTTGGCTATTGACCAAAATTGCTTCTTCAGGGCTTTGGCTTAAAGCTGCTTTTACTAGTGCAATTTGTCCAGACCCTGCGTAGTTTAAATTCCCAGGTGTTGGAGCGTATTCAATGACCATATACATATCGTCTTGGTCAATGGTGCAGAATTGCACCTCACCTGGCATGATCCAACTTGTCCAAGCTTCCATTAAATTCTCTTGTCCATCATTGTAATATCTATAGATAAATACTTCTCTGGACTCTTGACCTGCTAGTGCAATCATAGAGTTCTGTGGACTTGCTACTAGTTGATCAATATCAGGTGCTACCCATTCTTTCACCACTCTGGATAAATCCAAGACTTGAGGTGATGATTCCTGTCCCCTAGTCACCATACTAAAAACTCTTGTATATCCAGGAGTTTTACTGATGAAATTGATGTTTGTTCCTACATCAACTGGTTCAATCTTGGAGTTCATCTCATAATTAGAGATAGCCCTGATGTTAGTTGTTTGCGGTGTAAGTACTCCAGACTCGGAATACATAATAAATTGTTGTTTATGTGAGAACAGCACCACACCTTGAGCTGTTGGAAGTACAGAGTGAAGTGCAGTTGGCTTAACTGATGAGCAGCTGATATCGATAGGATCAGACGGAATAATTGTCTGTGCTGATTTGAAGTAGAAATTAAAGAAGTCACCAGAACGACTAAGGCATACATTATCCTTAGACAAGAATCCTAGTCTGTTATCACTGAAGAATCCATTAGTAATTTTTTCACCTACAAAGCTTGGATGACTGTTGGTAAGTTCGTCACCAACTTGTCTGTCTGTATAGGTTACTTTTTTAAAATGAAATGTATTCAACGCTGTATTGATCAACTCATGTGGCATGGTTGTATTATCTAATCCAGGTGAAACTCCAGGACCAATGAATTCTTCCCAGTATCCACGTCCACTTACACCATTATCAGCTTTAAATTTCGCGTAATAATCATCAACTACAGTTGCTGTATTGACAATCTTAACTACTCGATTATGCAACGACTCAACAGGCAGTAATCCCACACTTGAGACTTCGCCTTGATAAGCACCGATATTCTCGTTAGTAACACCACCGCGGGCTGAAATTTGAAAGTTTGTTGCTACTCCGTTTACTACTCGGCTAATATCCAGACTTGAATTACCATTTCTAGTAACTGTCCAAGTTCCAGTAAAGTCACTGTTGCCATTATTTTGCTCAGTAGTAATCAGTGTATTGATTGCATCTCTTAAATTGTGACCAGCTTTATCAGTGAGGATATCGTCAAATGTAAAGTCATTAGCATCTGAAGTAATAGTTGCATCAATTCCCTGCACAGTGACGATGTATTCAGCACTTGGAGCTGCTGTATAAAGAACTACTGAGCCTGTTGTGTTTTGGTAATTAGTTGGTGCAGGTTGTGCAGCCACTACTTGTGACGTGTTAATTACAATTGTTGTATCTTGAACTGTAATTACTTTCAGGTTATCCCTTGGGACTTGGAAGTATGTCTGTGTTCCAGTTTCATAAGTAACTGTTGCTTCTACACCTGAAACTGCATTCCAAATCCTGATACCTGGAGTGCCATATTGAGTATTCCCAAAGCTTCCTCCAAATATTCTACCTACATAGATCTCATCATTATCTCTATTAATGTAGAACCATTTTGCTTGGTTTGAATCACTTGTAGATTCTAGATTGGCAATATGTTTGAATCCAGGTCTTTTAGTCAGTCCGTATGTTGCATCAGGAAAGCCGTTGTAGCACTCACGGACCTGCCCTGGAAGCATTTTATCATCTGATTGTTTTGAGACTCCACCTAGGTAACTGGAGATCCGCTGAGTAATAGCTGCCATTTATCGGTAAAGAGCGTTGTATGGTTGGTAACTTCTATATGTATTAGTGTCGCCAGAATGTCCAAAGAATGTGTAATCGCCTTGATTACATTCGTATTCCAGTGCCATCGCTCTGGCAAACCCTTCTTTCTGTGCCAGCATTTCATATTGACCAGCATCTCCGACAATACGGCTAGATGCAATTTTACTGGCTCTGCTAATAATGTAGTCCTGAATTGGAATTGGTAGGTCTACCCAGTCAAATAACCAAGTAATGTCACAAGACACCTTGTTATTAAATTCATAGGTGTGGTTCGCTTTGTCATAAAGCTTGCCAGATCTTCTGATTACATCTAGTTGTGCATTGGCTGCATTATTTGTCGCATCGATTTGCAACATGTTAGATGGAATTGCAATGCACTTACTTGTGTCAGGAGTCATTTCATAATGAAACTCCCTATTGAATGACCATCCTTCCGCCTGTACTTCCCGTGAGACTTCTAACAAAGTCTGATAGGCAATCGCAACGTCCGGGTTGGTTTGATCTAGGGTTGTCACAGGTGCTTGACCACATGACTGTAGGATTTGGTTTACAGCAGGTAGCTCTGTAGGAGCATTAGTGGTTGGATAAGCCATAGTTTAAAAATTAAAAAAAAGGGGCCTCCGAAGAGACCCCCATAGGTTGATAAAAATCAGAATGCAGAAGGTGCAGTACCACCCACATACAGCTCAACAGCTGCAGCAGGGTTGATGTAGTCTGCGCCCATTGCAAGACGGCCCAGGATCACATCCGTGATCTTCCATTATTTCTAATGGCACTGACTATATCTTCAACCTTTATGGTTGTCGGACGCTATTGGTGTATTACGTGACAAGCGTGTCACACCACCTAGTCGATGCACTTTCCTCTCACGCTTGAGAGGCTTAGCTCAGGATTGCCATAGCTTTCGCCTTAGGTTTCCCTGAATTCATCCGATGTTTATCTAACAGTTACCTGCTAGAGGGGCAATGTTATTTACCCTGGTAGATGACGGATACGTCACCACTGGTTACTTGAACCTGAGGACCGATAGCCTCAACACAACCAGCAGCTTCGCGCTGGAAGATAAGACCAGCGGAGACTGCACCGAATTCGGTAGCAGTACCGTAGTCATTGTTGATGCCAGTAGAGGCACCGGAAGCATCCTCAAGGTCAGGACCGATGAAGTCGCCGGTATTGCCAGGAGAAGTCTGTCCAGTAGTACCGGCATACTTTGTGCCGTATTTGCCAAGGAACGGGATGTTCATTGACTTGTAGACGTGGATACCAGCAATCTCGATGATGCCGTTGCCGCCTTGCAGAGCAGTGCCCTGAGCGTCACGGTTCACAAGACCATTGGAACCAACAGCCTGGATCAGTTCGTAGTACTGACGGGGGTTCAGGACAGCACAGCGGCCATCGCTAGATACACCCTTCTCATCCATTGCAGCGGCAGCGTCATAGAAAGCTGCTACCAGTGCGGAAGAGGAGAAAGCGTCAGATTCGTTAGCAGAAGCGCCAACGCGGATCTGTGTACCACCGGGCTCAACGAAGCCAGTAGCAGATACAGGAGATGCCGCACGAGCACCGCGAGCAATAGCGCGGAAGATCAGACGGTCATACTTCTCAGCAAGTGCATAACCGATCTTGCGTGAGATCTCGCTACGCAGGTCGTAGTGAGAGAGTGTTTCATCAAGGTCATAGACGAAAGCTGAGCTGATCAGCAGGTCGTCAACCGTGATGGTCTTCTCAGCCACCGGGGGCGCACCATCGGTGTTGCCGAGGATTGCGTTGCCAGGTGTGTGGTACTCAGCCTTGGTACGGCCTGTGTAGATGAACTGAAGAGACTTGCCGTTCTTCAGTGTGCGCTTCATCACAAGATCGCGAGCGATCGCATTGTGCTGGAAGCCTTTGAACATCTCACCGGAGAAGAGCTTCAAATACAGAGCCCGCTTATCACCGGAAAGATTAGACTGACCAATATTAGTAAGAGCTGTGGTCAGCGTAGAATTTTGTTGTGCCATTTTAAAGAGAGTGTATTAATCGACTCTCAAAGATCTTTGAGTTATTTAGTTTTTATGTGTGGTCTATCCCACCGTCTAGACGGCTAAAGGTATCCTCCGTAGAGGGCTAAAGCCAATAAGTGAGGGAGGACTTGAACCTCCCTGTTAGCCTTTAACTAATCACTTGGTGTATGCGACACCGCGATACACATACTTGCGAGGAATGCGTGTCATGATGTTTACCTCCGAAGAGATCTAACAGTCCCGTTCCATACTGTTAGTAGCATGCGTCTTCTACATTGTGTCGAACAAGACTTCCAGTTTCAGTTTGTCTAGCTGACCTTTGAGTACTAGCATCGCTTGTTGCTCAGCTGGATCACCACCAGGCCATTGATCTAAATAGAATGCAACAGCCTTGTGCATCAAGTCAACATAGGCATCATTAACTCTAATCTCGTATTCCATAATTAAGAAGATGAACGGACTTTTTTATGCCTTGGTGAGCTAGGTCTATGGTCCCAAAAGATATAAGAGGCAACCGATAAGGTTACCAATGTTCCTACAGCAATAATCATCCAACTGAAGGAGCTACTAGTGCAACACTTGTAGTCTCAGCAGCAGCTAGATCAAGTGGGAAGTTATGAGCATTACGTTCGTGCATGACTTCAAAACCAAGGTTTGCACGATTCAATACATCAGCCCAGGTATTAACTACTTGACCTTGTTGTGTCATGACTGACTGGTTAAAGTTAAAGCCATTAAGATTAAAAGCCATAGTGCTAACACCAAGAGCTGTAAACCAAATGCCGACGACAGGCCAAGCTGCAAGGAAGAAGTGGAGTGAACGGCTATTGTTAAATGATGCATATTGGAAAATCAATCGACCAAAATAACCATGCGCAGCCACGATGTTATACGTCTCTTCTTCTTGCCCAAACTTATAGCCATAGTTCTGGCTAATTTCTTCAGTGGTTTCACGAACCAAAGAAGACGTGACAAGACTGCCATGCATAGCTGAGAAAAGACTCCCACCAAATACGCCGGCAACACCAAGCATGTGAAAAGGATGCATAAGAATATTGTGTTCAGCCTGGAATACCAACATGAAGTTGAAGGTTCCCGAAATGCCAAGAGGCATACCGTCAGAGAAGCTACCTTGTCCAAGGGGATAAACAAGAAAGACAGCAGTCGCTGCAGCGACCGGAGCAGAGTACGCAACAAAGATCCAGGGCCTCATTCCCAGTCGGTAACTAAGTTCCCATTCGCGTCCCATGTAAGAGAAGATACCGAGCAGAAAGTGGAACACCACGAGCTGGTACGGTCCGCCGTTATAAAGCCATTCGTCAAGAGAACCCGCTTCCCACACTGGGTACAGGTGCAAACCGATGGCGTTGCTGCTAGGCACGACAGCGCCTGAAATGATGTTGTTTCCATAAAGAAGAGAGCCAGATACAGGCTCACGAATGCCGTCAATATCAACGGGTGGTGCTGCAATAAATGCAATGATGAAGCAGGTTGTAGCTGCAAGCAGGCAAGGAATCATTAGTGTTCCGAACCAACCCACATACAAGCGGTTGTTAGTAGATGTAACCCACTGGCAGAAATCTTCCCAGGTAGAATTACGTCGTTGTGAAAGTGTTGAAAAGGTTGTCATTAAAATAAGAGTTCATGTTTCTGTTGCCGGTAAGTAAAACCATTTTAAGGACTTGGCTGTCCATAGCTAGGGAGGGAATTGCACCCTCCGTTAAATCTATTTAGCTTTTTTTGCAGTCTTTGCTGAGCGTTTAAAGTTTGCAGCAGTAGGTGCACCTTTTGATCCAGGCTTCCTCATCTTCTCTCCGCTACCACTAGCAATACGCTTGCGCTTAGCGTGAATGTTTGCGTACAATCCTTTTCCAGGCATCAGAAAACTCCAGGGATAAGTTGACCAGTTGTTACATAGGATCCAATGGCTGCAATAACACCAAGCATTGCAAGGCGTCCATTGAGCATTTCTGCTTTTTCGTTGTGTGTCACGGTTACTTCTTGTGTGTACATACGTGGTTCAGTTGGCCAGATCTGTGTGTCGTTCATCAGAAGTTGTACTTCACACCAAGCTTTGTGCCATAGCCATTATTGTCATCGCCAGTGATGAACGAAACTTCACCATAAGCAGACAGGTTTTCAGTGAGGGGTACGCCACCACCTGCTTTACCTGACAGTTCAACTGTGCTGTCGCCGCCATCAGGAGAAACAATGGAGGGACCACCCTGGATATACCAGTTGTCACCTTCGTAACCCAGATGATTATCAATTACAGTTCCACCGTAATCGGTTCCACTCCAACCAGAGTTTGCCTCTACGTTGGCATAAGGACCAGCAATGGCGGGGGCTCCCAATGCAGCGGCTGAGAGAATTGCGATAATTTTTTTCATTGTAAAATAGTGGTTAATTGTTTAGAAATTTACGTTTGATTGTTCAAGCTTTGTCATCACCTCTTGGCGATAAGCAGGGTCACGGTCATATCGTGGGTCTTGCATTGCTTCTACCACTTCTGCCTGACTCTTGAATCCTTTTGGTTTAGCTTGTGCAGCCTTACCTTGAATGAGGTTTCCCTCTACTCCTACAGCATCATTGTATTTAAGTTTCAATGCTTGTACTGCAAAGTAAGCAGCATTAGGATCTCCACTCTCCATCACAGAGTCATACATATTGATCTCTGCTTCTGGTAGTGAGCTGCCAGCCCATTCAATCATTTGAGAATAAACTTGGTCTCCTCCAACTGATCCACGAAGAGCTGCTTCATCACTTTCAGAAATCTTTCTAGTTGAATTAGAAGATCTGTAGTCAAGGTACATCTTGGCTAGGTCTTCTGGCTTTGAAAGTGCTAACTCTTTGAGTGTTTGTTCTGACAACTCATTACCTTGAGCTTCATCCCACAAGCGATCAAAGAGTGAGGATTCTGGTGTCTCATCTGTTTGTTCTTCTTGCTCTTCAGCTTCTTCTTCCTCAGGTTTATCCTTAGGTTCTGAGCTACCTAGTTTTTTTTGAAGTTCAAGGTAAGCAGCTTCTAGCTCTTCAGCATTTTTATATTTACCAGCAAGTTTTGCTTCTTGCTGTTGTTCCATTTCTTCACCGATCTGCAGTGACTCTTGTTCATCTGCATTCAGTTCTCCCTGATTGTTTTCATCAGAGAGCATAGACATTACTTCAGCCATATAGTTTTATTGTGGTGGTTGTTCTTGCATCTGCTGTGCCATCATTGCTTGGTTCATCTCCTTTTCTCCATTCTTTGATGGATCTAGCTGAGGAGAATTCATTGCTTCAACTGCCATCTGCTGTTGTTGCATTGCCATAGCTTGTTGTTGCATAGCTTGTTGCTCTTGTTGTACTTCTTGCATTGAACGTACAAGGTTCAATACATCAATACCTTGAGCTGCTGCAAGACGTTTGATTACTTCGTCTGTATTGATGAAGGTGCCAATTGCTTCAGGACCAAGTGTTTGAGCAAGGATGGTTAGGAACTGTCCTAGGCTCTCTCTGTCTTGTCCTCTTCCAAGTGCATTAATACCTGCAACGATAGTAGGTTTAATAATGTCTTTTGGAATCTTAGGGATCTCACCATTCTTCTGAGCTTCACTCAACTTGCGATTCAAATAAGGCACAAGGAAGTCAACAGTCAGCAGACTGAACAATCCTCCAAGTTGTGACTCAAGTTCAAACTGAGTCATCCTTACTTCTTCTGCAGTCGTTCTTTCACTCTCTCTAATGTTTAGTACAAGGAACGCTTCACTCAATCTTCGTTCTAACTGTCCCGCCATTTGATAGGCAGTCCCGAAGTCAGCTGTCTTGCCAACTTGGATCACTCCGATGTCATCAGGGCGACCTTGAATGATTGCTCCATTACCTGCTGCTGCCAGTGTGGAAGGTTTAGTTGTGCTTGACGGAGATACAGTAAAGACAACTTTTGCTGCTGCTGCAGAACCTTCTACCAGTGCCTGAGATAGTCCTTCAAGGGATTTCAGGTCACCAATAAATTGTCCTACACGTCCACGTCCATAAGGCTCACCATCTACAACATTGAATCTAAGTGGAATCCATGGGTTTAGATCAACAGGTGATTTACCTTGAGAACCTTTCAGTACAGTATCATTTACCTCTTGATGCCAAATGAATCTGTTGTTGTCACGCTTGATATGTGTGTAGACATCAACGTCATCGTTGTGTGAGCTTTCGTCTGTAACTTCATCACCATCCAGTACCTCTTTAGGTAACTGGTTTACAACTAGTTGTTTTGAGATTGATTCTTTTGTGACTATTTCAATCACTTGACCGTTACCATCTCTTTCTACCACGTAGCGGTTAAGAGGATATACCTTCAATCCTTTTTTACTCATATACACTAGAGCATTACCAGCTACTACAAGATGGAGTAGTGCTTGGTGTACAGAGACTCGATCATCAGATGCAGCAATAGATTCAAGAATAATTCTTTCTACTTTTGCAAATGACAAGTCAAGTTCTGACTTCATTTCAGGTCGGAAATCCGAACCTAACTGGCTTTCATCTAGCTGCAGTTTAAAGAAACTTGTTTGAACAGGAAGTAGTGCAAGCATTAGTTTGCTTGCCAATGTCACAACACCTTTAGCTCCTACCGATTGGTAAGGAGTTTGGAGCTGCTTCATTCCTGTCGTGTTTTCTTCATGACCACGGATTAAATAAGGAAGGGTAAGCTCTGCTGCTTGCCGTGCTTCTTCTAGAAATTGAGAACGATCGCTTGTTAAAAAGTCATACCTAGTTCTTGCTGACATTTACTATACGTTTAGTGATTTGATTCGTAGACCTTCTCGGCCAAATGTACCTTTTAGACCTTGTCTTTCCTTCCTGATGGTCATCGCGTCAGGACTACCAGCACCTTTAACACCCAAGATTCTCTCCCTGGATTGAGGCAATTTATTTGCAGTACTCATTACGTTTGTCATCTGCTTCAGCTGTTCTTGATATCCTGCTTGCTGATCAGCCATGGTCTTCTGCATAGCCTCCATATTTGCTTTCATACCAGCAGTGATGGCATCAATACCACTGGTAAAACCTTTCATTTGCGAGTCAAGTAAATCCGAAAGGCCATCATCTTTAGGCTGTTCAGGTTTAGATGTTAGTTCCATTCGACCGTATGTATGACCCGGCAGTCCTACATACTGATGGTTCTTACCAAACCTTCTATCAAGCTCTTCGCCTGTAAGCCACTTACCATCAACTACCCAACTCTTATCGTATAGGTTGCCATCATTCCAATGAAGAGTTCCAGCATGCTGACCACCCTGTTCAAACACACGTTGTTGATAGGTTGCTCCAGATGGTCCTGTGCCTGGTCTCATACCAAAGATGTTTGCATAACGACTACTCATGTTTCTGTCTCCATATAATTAATGATCCATTCAACAACACTGCGTTGACCAGATCTATACATAATTTTTTCAATCGTATCTTCCGGGGAAGGATTAATGGGTGGAAATGTTTCTTCTAATTGGTTGACTAAGCCGCGTGACTGCATGCCACGAGCTTCAAGCATATTGAGGGAGGTTGACATTACTGTGCTCAAAGAATGCAGGCATTCGTGCTGCCCTGGTGAATGAAAGCTCAGGTGCTTTGCCCTGATACATAAGGTTGTCGCTCTGATCTAGCCAAAATTTTTTGGACAATTTTCTATCAGGACTTTTGTATGCAAGTGGTTGCATAACCCAATTGATAGTTGCTTTACGTAGCTTGTCTAGGCTTGGAGATATATCTAAACCCATCTCTTTGCAGACTAATGAGTTACATGCAACATGGATTTGTTCGTCTCTACTAATGTCCGCAGAGACTGTTCGCATACCACTGTCACCAACAGCTCTAAAGAACGGGAGTAGTACAAAGAAAATTGCACGTTCTGCAACCATTGCTTTGGTGATCGTGTGATCCGGATGCGCAATCCAAGCCTGTTGTAACGCCAAGGCTTCTTTTTCAGCTTGTACGTCAACGCCATAAGCATTGGCGATGTAACCAAGTGCCACGTCGTGGTTCTCTTCATCCCGTACATTTGAGATGAGTAGCTCTCTGGCGAGTGCTGGTACATCAGTGGCCAAAGCATCAGTAATAAAGTCTCCAACGGGTAGTTCCATGTGGCGCAGTGCTAAGGCACGGAAGATTGTTTCTTCAGCACCTTCAAGCACAGGGCCAGCTTCTGTTTGGACTGGTGTCCATTTGCGCTTACGCGCTAGTAATTTTTCATAAGGGTTCATTCTTGACAATCACATTCGGGTTCATTATTTAAAAGTGACGCAAGATAGTCGTCAATATCTTCTTTCTCAAGAGCTGCATAAGCGTCCGACTTATCTTGTGTGTCTCCCATAACCTGAAGGCTGTAGTAGAGAGATGTTTGAGGAGACCTGAGCCACTCTTCGATAAAGGCGTTGTCATAGGTGACAACATCACTCCAACTGTTGAAGCTATACCCGTGAAGAAGTCCTGTGCGGTTGAGCAAAGTCATGATGCCATCAGCAACACGCTTGTAGTTGTCCCAACCAACTTCACTAGCGATTTCTACATCGCCATATTCATATGTTTGTACTCCGAACGTACCGCTATCACGGTCAACTGTCCGGTTAATAGGTGGTGCAATCTCTGGTGTACAAGTGTAACCATCTAGATCTTTGCTCCGATAGCTGCAGCTAGCAGTGGGAGCAATAGCAAAGGCACGTACCATATTGTTTTGTCTTGCAACGTAGGCAGCTTTGTTAATGCCTTCATCAATTGCGTAGACGAGCTTGTAAGCAGGACTCTTGACTGTCTTGCCTTCGATGTACTGCTCCAGGGCTGTGCCGAACTGCTCGTAGGTTACGCCGTACCGCCGTAGGAGGTTGGCAAGGCCGAGCATTCCAAGTCCAACTTGTCTGTCAACGACTGATGGGAGATATTCTCCTGAAGTGCCAACACCAGTTTTACCGTGGAGTTCACACAATTCCTGCATACCTTGAACGAAAGCTTTTGGGATGTCCCCGTACATACAGGCACCCAAGTTGATATGTTGCAACAAGCATGTACCTCGTGAGGGCAGATATACCTCAAGGCATACATTTCCTCTGATTCTGTCTCCTTCATTGTCATACTTAACTTTGTTTAGCCAGATGTCGCCTGATTTAATTCCGTGTAGCAAGTCTGGTTTGAACTTACATTCTTCCCACCACTCATCTGTAATGTTGATGCAGCGTTTAACCCAAGGGAGTTCTGATCTAGGTGTATTAATGAACTCCAAAGCGTCTGGGTGGGAGAGATCGAGGTGAAGAACAATCGCTCCATTTTTATACACTCCGCCGCGACGGAGAATTTCATTTAGTGTTGAATAGATTTTGCCGAAAGAGACTGGGCCAGATGCAACAAGTCCCTTTCCATTCTCTGAGTTTCTGGGTCGCAGTTTCGACAGGTGGATCGCGCAACCCGCTCCATATCGCAGAGCATGGCTTGCAAATTTCCAGCTAGCTTCGATTCCATTTGGTCCTTCCATTTCGTCTTCAACTACGAAGACAGTACATGAAACTGGAAGCCGTGACTCAGGATTGTCGAGCCACGATTGTACACGTCCAGTACGTGAGATATATGATGTGGTCATTCGATAATTAGATCTTTCAAATAAGGTGGTTGGTAGTTCGGTCCCTTTAAGACCTTCCCGTCTGCGCGATAGATAGGTTTGCCATCTTCACCCAGCTTCGACATATTTGATGCGTGGACACGGCGCATTGCCTCGTCCAGATCCCAATCCTGTGATGCAGCCATTTGATAAGCCACATATACAAGGTCAGCTAGTTCTTTGAGTTGTTCTGCTTCATCCTTGAAGTGAAATGCTTCGTGGAACTCACTCCATTCTTCATCAATCAGTGCTTTCTGTACGTCACGTTCAGTAGCGTTCTGGGAGAGAGAATACGCTGCTCGGAACTCTTCCGCCTGATCCATCAAGCTCTGACTCTGCATATGTGTGCTGTAACTCATTTTGTAGATAGTGGATAGCTTTTTCTATGTCTTGTTCTTTGCTGTCTTTATGCCCAGCACGGCAGATGTACTTCACTGCACATCCAAGGTGGTAATT